GAAGCACACCTTCCTTTCTAAGGCTTTGGACGCTACCAAAGATGGTGAAGCACCCACTAAGACATACTACAAGGATTATCTCGCTAATAATTCTAAGTATATCTACGCTGGAAAATCACCATCAATTGAAGATGACTCCTTCTGGGGAACATCACCAGCGGCAGGTGGTTTTAGAACTGGTTATGTAACCTACACCACAACTGAAGGTACATGGGGACAAAACGCACAAAGTATTGTTTTCTCAGGAATTGGTAATAAGACTTATTCACTGACTGGTGGTAAGGATTATTCAGCCGCTAATGGTTTTGAAGCAACTCTGAGTAACCTCCAAACTTCATATGAACTCTTCAGTAATGAAGAACAAGAAGAGATTGATTTCTTAATCATGGGTCCTGGTTTGGGTAACAGACTCCAAACACAAGCTAAAGCAAATCAATTGATTGGAATTGCTGAACAGAGAAAGGACTGTATCGCATGTATTTCTCCAGACAGAAGTGAAGTTGTTGACAAAACTGATGCTACAGCTTTGGATAACCTTCTGAAGTATTACGCTCCTCTGACATCTTCTTCTTACGCAGTATTTGATACTGGTTGGAAGTATGTTTATGATCGTTTCAACAATTCATTCGTTTACGTTCCTTGTAACGCTGACGTTGCTGGAACGATGGTCAGAACTGAAATTGAAGCTTTCCCTTGGTTCTCACCAGCGGGAGCTCAAAGAGGTGGAATCAACGACGCCATCAAACTGGCTTACAACCCAAGTAAGGCACATAGAGACCAACTCTATGGGGCAAGAATTAACCCAATCATCAATAAGAGAGGAGCGGGTATCATTCTATTCGGTGATAAGACAGCTCTGTCTTACAACTCCGCGTTTGATAGACTCAACGTAAGAAGATTGTTCTTGACAGTAGAGCAAGCACTTGAATCAGTAGCTGACGCTCAACTGTTCGAGGTCAATGACGAGACTACAAGAGCCAATTTCGTCAACGCTGTTGAACCTTATCTCCGTGATGTTCAGGCTAAGAGAGGACTTTATGACTTCGTCGTAAAATGTGACGAAACAAATAACACTCCTGATATCATTGACAACAATGAATTCAGAGCTGACATTTTCCTCAAACCAACCAAGTCTATCAACTACGTTACACTCACCTTCGTTGCCACCAGATCTGGTGTTGACTTTGAAGAAGTTGTTGGTACTGTTTGATCTAACTTTAATTTAAAAACGGAGGAAACACAAAATGGCTACCAAATCATTATCACAATTTAAGTCACAACTGGCGGGCGGAGGTGCCCGCCCCAATCTGTTTGAGGTTTCTATTCCCTCATTCCCAGATGCTGTTGCAACATCTGACTGGTCTAACGAATATCAGAAAACTTTCAAGTTTCTCTGTAAGGCAGCTCAGTTACCTGCTTCAACAGTAAGTCCAATCACTGTTCCTTTTAGAGGAAGACAACTCAAAGTTGCTGGTGACAGAACATTCGCAGATTGGTCAGTTACCATCATCAACGATGAGGACTTCGTACTCAGAACTGCCTTTGAAAAGTGGGCTGATAAGATTTCCAACTTGTTTGATGCAACTGGTGTTACTAACCCAACTTCCTATATGACCAACGCTTTTGTTAAGCAACTTGGTCGTGGTAAGGAAGCATTCTCAACCAAGAATGATGGTAATGTAACTTCAGTTCTGAGAACTTACAAGTTCTATGACATCTGGCCTTCTGAAATCTCAGCTATTGAACTGAGTTATGACAATGGTGATACCATCGAGGAATTCACTGTAAACTTCCAGGTTCAGTACTTCACTGTTGGTGAAACTGACGCTTCAGCTACTGGTTCATTTAGTGAAACAGTCAAAGACGAAGCTTCAGCTACTCTTTAATGTTTGATATAAATACTAGGAGTCCACTCCTAGTATTAACTTGAAATGGCGAGATTATTTGGTTTCTCAATTGAAGATGGCGAAAAGACCCCGCCTGGCGTAGTGTCCCCCGTTCCACCGTCTAACAACGATGGTTCGGAACACTATGTCACGTCGGGGTTTTATGGTTCGTATGTAGATATTGAAGGAGTATACAAAAACGAGAACGATCTTATTCGTAGGTATCGTTCAATGGCACTCTACCCTGAGTGTGATAGTGCGATCGAAGATATTGTAAACGAAGCTATTGTTTCTGATACCAATGATAGTCCTGTATCTATTGACCTTCAGAACTTGAATGCTAGTGATGGTATCAAAAAAATTATCAGAGAAGAATTTGCGTATATCCTAGAACTTCTTGATTTTGACAAGAAGGCTCACGAAATCTTCCGTAACTGGTATATCGATGGAAGACTTTATTATAATAAGGTCATCGACCAAAAGAATCCAGAAGCTGGTATTCAAGAACTGAGATACATTGACGCAGCAAAGATGCGTTATGTTCGTCAGGTCAAGAAGAATCCAAAAGAAGCTCTCAATAATCTCGAAAGACTTGCTGGTGGTGGAAAAGATAACCCACAGAACTACAACTTCCCAGAGTTAGAGGAGTATTTCGTTTATACTCCTGGTAATTCAAAATCAGGTGCTATTGCAAGTTCCTTCACTGGTGGTAGCACCAAAGGAATCAAGATGACCCGTGATTCTGTCACCTATTGTACCTCTGGTCTGGTAGATAGAAACAAGGGATCGACACTTTCTTGGTTACACAAATCAATCAAACCACTCAATCAGTTGATGATGATTGAGGATGCTCTGGTTATCTACAGACTCTCAAGAGCACCAGAACGTAGAATCTTCTACATCGACGTTGGTAATCTTCCTAAAGTCAAGGCGGAACAATACCTTCGTGATGTCATGATGCGTTATAGAAACAAGTTGGTCTATGATGCAAACACTGGTGAAATCCGTGATGACAAGAAGTTTATGTCCATGATGGAAGACTTCTGGTTACCTAGAAGAGAAGGTGGTAGAGGAACTGAAATCTCTACACTTCCTGGTGGTCAAAACCTTGGTGAGATTACTGACATTCAGTATTTCCAAAAGAAACTCTATCGTTCATTGAACGTTCCCGAGACAAGACTTCAGGGAGACAGTGGTTTTTCACTCGGTAGGTCATCTGAAATCTTGAGAGATGAGATCAAGTTCTCCAAGTTTGTTGGAAGAATGAGAAAGAGATTCTCCTCCATGTTTAGTGACATTTTGAAGACTCAACTCCTTCTCAAGAACGTGGTCACTCCTGAAGATTGGGAGTACATGTCTGATCATATTCAGTATGATTTCCTGTATGATAATCACTTTGCTGAACTTAAGGAAGCTGAACTTCGTGAAAGCAGAATTAACCAAGCAACTCTGGTTGAACCATTCATTGGTAAATACTATTCTCAGGATTATGTCAGAAGAAATGTCCTCAGACAGACTGATGCCGAGATTAAGGAACAGGATGAACTGATTAAACAGGAAATCAAGGATGGTATAATCCCTGATCCTGCAGAGGTTCAAGCCATGGAAATGCAAGCCATGGGTGGTGGAGCAAATGCAATTCAAGCTCCTCCAGTTCCAACAGAACCAGAACCCCCTGAAACTCCCAAAGGTGGGGAGATCTAAATAGCTAAAACATTATTAGTACTATGGAAGAATTAATGGATTTGTTGGTGAAGGACGAGTCTCCTTCTCAGGTCAGTGACGCTATCAAAGATCTGTTGTTTGCAAAGACAGCATCTAAGATCGAAGATATCAGACCAAAGGTTGCAGCATCTATTTTTGATAACGATGTTGATCTGGATGAACCTCAGGGTGAGGCAGAACTCGACACTAGTGTCGATCTCGACGCTGAGTAAATATAAATAAAACCATACACTAGGTATAACAATGTCAAGAATCATCATTTCTGCAGGTGAAGTAAATCTTGCCGCTGGTATTGGAAATTCAACAACAGTGAGCTCTGCAAAGTTTGTAAGAGTCTACAATAATTCTGGTGCTGATGCAGTTTTGTATGTTCAAGACGCTAACTATACTGGAATTGGTTCAGTTACTATCAAGAATGGTAACACAGAAACTATTGAAAAGCACGTTGAAGATTCGATCTACTATATCGGCAGTGCATCAATCAGGGTCGCTAGAGTAGGAGTATCAGCTTAAAACAATGAAACTTATCAGAGAAGAAATCGAAACAGTTGATTTTATCGTTGAAGAACGCAACGGTAAGAAAAACATGTTCATTGAAGGTATCTTCCTCCAGGGAGACCTCAAGAACAGAAATGGTCGTATGTATCCCATGGAAACTCTGAGAAGAGAAGTCCAAAGATACACAGAAAATCACGTCAATTCTGGGAGGGCTCTTGGAGAACTCGGACATCCAGATGGCCCAACTGTTAATCTGGACCGCGTCAGTCACAAGATTGTTTCACTCAAAGAGAATGGAACAAACTTCATCGGTAAAGCTAAAATCTTATCTACTCCTATGGGTAAGATTGCAGAGTCCCTCATTAGTGAAGGCGTTAAGTTGGGTGTTTCTTCAAGAGGAATCGGATCACTCAAACAAACGAGAGAGGGCGTGAATGTTGTCGGTGATGACTTCATGTTATCAACCGCAGCTGACATTGTAGCTGACCCTTCAGCACCAGATGCTTTCGTTGAAGGTATCATGGAAGGGAAGAATTGGGTTTGGGACGGTGGTGTTCTTCGTGAACAACAAGCCGCAAAAACCTATAAACAGATCAATACCTTGGTAACCCAGGGTCAACTTGATGAGAAAAAGCTCGATTTATTCAATAATTTCTTGAATAACCTGTGAGTGCTTAAAAATACTAATTTATAAATAAATATAGATTAAAATCGGTTAATCGGAGTAGTTCAAAAATGTCTCGTGGAGATTTACAAGAAATGGAGCAATCTAAAACTGCTGTGAACGCGAACGCTAAGTCTGCTGAATCAATGCCTAAAATGGCTGATCCAGGCACACAGCTCGGTAGTGTAGAAGATCTCGGTGGTCCTACCCCTGAGAACTACAAGCCTGATGATGATTCGGCTAAGCTCAGAGAGCCCAAGATCGCAACCGTCAAGGATGTAGTTAACAGAGGCGCCAAAGCCGCAGATCCAATGAAGAAAATGGCCAAAGAAGAAACTGACACTTCCGAAGAGGAAGTGGTAGCTGAGGCCGAGACTACCGAAGAGGAAGTCGTTTCTGAAGAAGAAACCACTCAAGAAGAGTATAGTGTCGAAGAAGACGTTAACGCTCTCCTCGGTGGTGAAGAACTCTCCGAAGAATTCAAAGAGAAGGCTAAGGTCGTCTTTGAAGCCGCACTTAATTCTAAAGTAAAAGAAATTCAGGAAGCTCTCGAAGTTCAATACGCCGAGAAGCTGGCTGAAGAGAAAGAGGGTCTTAAGGACACTCTTACCGAAAGAGTCGATGCCTATCTTGAGTATGTCTGCGAAGAGTGGATGACCGAGAATGAACTGGCCATCGATCACGGTCTGAAGACCGAAATGACCGAATCATTCCTTTCTGGAATGAAGGGTCTTTTTGAAGAACATTATGTCACAATCCCTGAAGATAAATATGATGTGCTGGAAAGCATGGTAGAAAAACTTGATGAAATGGAGACCAAGCTCAACGAGCAAATTGACAAGAACATCGATCTGAACAAGCGTCTGGCTGAGTCCACCGCTGATTCGATTCTTGACAGCATTTCTGAAGGGCTCGCAGCCACTCAGAAAGAGAAGCTCGCCTCACTTGCCGAAAGTGTTGAGTTTGAAAGTGAAGCCGAATATCGTGAAAAACTGGAAACCCTGAGGGAGTCATATTTCTCCTCCAAGGCACCAGCTCCAAAAGTAGCCCAACAACAGACTCTGTCTGAGGGTGTAGATACAACTGAAGCTCCTGTTTCAGGAACCATGGACGCGTATCTGCGTTCCCTGGGCGCTTTCAAAAAGTGAATTTAAAATTAATTCAAACATTTAACTAATAGGTAAAAGCAATGTTCCAATCCGAACAATTGCAGGAAAAGTGGGCACCACTTCTCGACTATGAAGGTCTTGATTCAATCCAAGATTCTCACCGTCGTGCTGTAACCGCAGTCCTGCTCGAGAACCAAGAAAAGTTCCTCAAAGAGGAAGCAGCTTTCTCATCAGGTATCAACCTGATGGAAACCCCCAACATGAACACCAACAGTGGTTCTAACGCTGGTTTTTCAGCTGACGCAGCCGCCGCTGGTCCTGTTGCTGGTTTCGACCCTGTTCTGATCTCCCTGATCAGACGCGCAATGCCTAACCTGGTCGCTTATGACCTGGCTGGCGTTCAACCAATGAGTGGTCCTACTGGACTCATCTTCGCAATGAGATCCCGTTACGAAGATCAGTCTGGTTCTGAGACCTTCTACGACGAAGTAGATACCGCATTCTCTGGACAGGACAAAGGATTTGACCTGACCAACGGAATGTCCGACGTAGCCGCTGGTCTGGGTACAACCGCTCAGTCTGGTACTAACCCAGCTGTTCTGAACCCAACAGCTACCGCAGACTCTACCGCATACGATGTCGGTCAGGGAATGCGTACAGACGACGCTGAAGCTCTGGATGGTACAGGCAATAACGCCTTCAACCAGATGGCTTTCTCGATCGAGAAAGTTACTGTAACGGCTAAGTCAAGAGCCCTGAAGGCTGAGTACTCACTGGAACTCGCCCAGGACCTCAAGGCTATCCACGGTCTGAACGCTGAA